TAAAAATGTAGTGCGCTACGCAAACGGAGATTTTATTATGCGTAACGATAGTAAATTTCAGACCGTAAGGTTTGAATGTGAAGTCACGTCGCAACTATGCGAACTTATTAACACCCCGCGCAGTTTAACTGTTTATCTGATGATAAAGCATCGTTTATTCGATGATTTAGTATCACTAGACATTAACCCAACTGACTATTTTGATTCGGAAACTTTTGCTGACGATTATCTCGTTACAAAAATCCTTTCAAAAAGTCCTTCTCTCGATACTACATATGATCGCGAGAACCAAGCCTTGGAGTCTTTTTTCCGAGGTGAGGAGTTATGCAAGAAAACCAATCAACGTTTCAATAAATTGAGCGTTGAAGAAACCGGTCTTCTTCATAAAGTTAGTGCGTGGTGCCAAAGAATACTCGGTCCGTGTGACAGGAGAGCTCTCGATTCAATCGAGAACTCCTTCCGTCATGGGCCGGGCGCGACTTATACATTACCAGGGACGGGGTCTGTACCATCTGAAAAATTCAGATCACAGCCGTCTCTAACCATTGATCTATTACCCTTTGCCAGGTCCATTTGCGGACCCCGCTGGTCGGACAGTGTAAACTGTTTCGACGTTGTGGAAGGAAATAGATTCGTGTCTGTGCCCAAAACTGCAAAAACTAATCGTGGAATCTGTATAGAACCCACTTTAAATGTTTACAGTCAGTTGGGGGTAGGAGCTTATTTTAAAAAGCGCCTATCACATTATGATTGCAACTTGCGTGACCAGTCCTTTAATCAATATCTTGCAAAACAAGCTATTGACATGGAATTGGCCACGATCGATTTAAGTCTGGCTAGTGATAGCCTTTCTTTCTCGGTTGTTGATAACGTTCTGCCTTATAAATGGGCGGAGTTATTAACAAAGTTACGATCACAGTGCACAGTTTTACCTGATGGTACGGTCATTGAACTAGAGAAATTTTCCTCTATGGGCAATGGCTTTACTTTTGAATTGGAAACCCTAATCTTCTTGGCTATCGTTAATTCGATAGTTCCGGAAGAGTATCATCACGTTTGTTCAGTCTATGGGGACGACATTATTGTCCCCCAGGCTTATGCAAACGCAGTGATATCTGGTTTAGAGTTCTTTGGATTTATTCCAAACAGGGAGAAGACCTACTTGGCAGGTAGGTTCTTCGAGTCATGCGGTGCCGATTTCTTTGATGGACAGAACGTTCGTCCTTTCTATCTAAGAAGACAGCCCTCCGATCAGATTCCTTATGCTTTGCAGGTTTGCAACGCGTTAAGGTTATATTCTGAAAGGAGAAGCTTGTTCGGCTATTGCGATTCTAGATACAGGAAGCTATGGCTTTGGTGTAAGTCCTTCATTCCGAGGAACTGGTTAAATCCAGTTCCGAAGAGTTTAGGCGATCAAGGCTTGATAGTTTCCCACTTAGAATTGCATAGGTTTCCGAGGTCTCATCATGAGATTGAGGGTAGATACTTGAAGTATATGCGGGTTTCATCAAAACGGAAACGTTCTGGCGACCTTGCATTGCTTCTATACTCGTTTGGAAAGTCAACAGACTTTTCATGCGGGCGCGAATTAATTCGCGGTATCTTCGGCCGCCCTGTGGCGACTAGGGGACCCGTAAGGGTCCCCGACGGCTTAGAATGGATGTAAATCCATTCTTTTAGCTCCCCCTCGGGGGTGGGCGTCGAGGCAGTAGTGCTTTGACTTTAGTTTTATTGCTGCCAAGCAATAAAACACC